TACCATTTTAAATATGAATAAACTTATTAGCGAGATTGAACAATTAAAACGTGATCTCGCTTTTAAGACAGAAGAACTACAAGCTTTGTATATGGAATTTAAAAATCAAAGTAATTTAGTAGATAAATTAAAAAAAGAAAACCATAGTTTAAAACAACAAATAAAACAATTAGAAGAAGAAGCAGAGGAGATGTTACAATACCCATGATAATATTTGGCAAACCAATACATAAAAAATACCTTAAAAGATTTAGTATAGCATTAATTATACTTGTATCTTTATTTTTAATATCTTGTGATAAATTAGAATTTGATCCATTGAGTTCTACATTCAAATATATGCTAAAGGAGAAGAAATGAATTTAAGTGAACAATTATATAAAAAATTAGAAGAAGCCTCTAATGATTGGGCAGAGTGGCAAAAGAAAGTAATTATTTTAGATGAGGGCAGAAAAGGTACATTTTCTTCTTGTGTGATCAAACACAAAAAATTAGTCAAAACAATGTCAGAGGCAGAACACGAAGCAAGAATAGACCCAGAGTATAAAAAAATTGTAGAACAATATGCCGAAGCTGAAAAAGAATTAGTAAAAGCTAGATATAAATACAACAATATTGATAGATATGTCAGCTTGAAACAATCAGAGTTAAAAAGAGATTTAGCTTTGACTAATAAGGTTTAAAAGATTCTACTAACGAAAAATTGGATTGATCCTTTTATTTATCAGTTAGTAGATAAAGTCATTAGCGAGAGTTAATGATTTGCTAGGGTGGTTGTTTTAATGCTCTCTTTTGTTAGTACCACCCTAGTTTATAGTTACATCAAAATATTTTATATCTGTGTCTTTTGTTATTGGAGTTTCTGTATAATGATAATTTACAATCTCTATATCTTCTTGTTTTCTTAATTCATACAAAGTGTTATTTAATTTTGGTTTGTTAGGAACAACATCAATAAATCTTAAATTTATATAATGACCAAAGGGTCGCCACTTGCTTTCTATTTCAAATTCTGCTTCTATAATAACTGCATCAATATCCATAATCATTAATACAATTATTTAATAGATATAGATATTATTTTTTTTTGAATGTATTCACACCACGAATACCTAGTATTGTACTAAATGCACCTATTACTAAACCTTGATACCAATAAGGAAGATTTTCAAATTTCATAAAAAAATAATCGACTCGTTCTTGCAATTCTGCATCTCCAAAAAAAACAGAATACGCTAAAATTAACAGAGGCAAACTTAATAAGATAAGACAAAATTCATCTTTAAAATCTGACTCTTGTCTTTTATGTACAATTTTTTGTAATTCTACTTCTCCAGCTACTGCCCTCTCCAAATGTTTTACCTCAGCTTCGCTTTCAAGCAATTTAGCCTTTTTTTTATTTTTATATATTTCAGCACCAGTTTTAAGTGCAAGTTTTCCTAAAGTGAACCACATTTTAACTCCTTTGCTAATTCGCAATAATGTATAATTTTATCATACTTTTCTTTTTGATTCTCGCCTTTTTTATTTCTCACTGCATATTTCACAATATTACCATCTATAAAATCTAAATTATGTGAAACTATCAATTCTATTGGTTGTATTTTGCCTTTGTAGTGTGTACCACCTATTTGTTTGTCAATGGCTCTCTGTGTGGCTCTATTGCGTTTTAAACTAGACAATTTTACCTATCCATTCTCCCTTATTATTCAAAATCATTGGATATAACATAGGTTGTCCATTAATGATAGCACCAGTGCCTATTACAAATCTTAAACGAAAATTTTTTGAATAACCAAAAGCAAGACTTGATTGTTTTGTTAAACAACCACATTGTAAAGACCACACCAAATTATCAGGATTGCTAAAATATTGTATATTAAACTTCGAGTGGAAATGAAACTGGCAGACGTTTTTTCCATATTGCATCGCTAATTTGATGCCATCTGCCGAAACGCCATGCGTAAAGAAACACTCTGAACCATCTGATAATTTTAAGTTTAAATCATCAACCCATTTCCATCTTTTATCTACTTCTAAAAAATCATTATATGATCTTAAATAGGCTCTTGGCATACCATGTTTCAATGCTTTTCTATATATTAATGATGAGTGATTAGAGTGCAATAATATCATATCAGGAAATATCTTTTTGAGTTCCCAAATATATTTCTTACTTATTCTTAATTCATCTCCAGCACTAGGAAGATCAGGGTCAGAATCATGGAATGACAAAGCGTGTTTATCTAATTCATCTCCACCATTTACAACTAAATCAGGTTTAATTTTTTTTTTAAGTGCTTTTAAAAAATCAAATGCTTGTGGGTGGTGGTAAGGAATATGTAAATCAGATATGCACAAAATAGATTTATAACTCATACAAGTTACACTTGTATAACTATTTAGAAAAAATGTAAAGTATTTGGGTTAGAAACACAATTGCAACTGCACCGACTCCATAAATAATCCAAGAAGTAAGTTTATCAAATTTAGAATCTATTTTTTCTACATCTTCATGCAAGTGTTTAATATGATTTGTTTTAAGATTTAAAATATCTTTTTTTAATCCTTTTATGTGTCCATATAAGGCAACAATGTGTTCTCCAGTAGTTCTAGGATTTTTGCTCATTTTCTTTTTTTTCTTCTTAAATCGGTATCGTGTTTTCTTGATCCCCTGAGAAAGCTGTTGACCCGTCCCATTGACCAGCTAGCCATTGATGTTCTTGGTCTACTGCCTGAAGAAAGATACGCCCCCTGCCCCCGTCTATAAACTTTTTTTAACATACCAAGAGTTATGTTTTTTCTATTCTTAGCTTTTGCTCTAAGTGTTGAAATTACTCTTGCAGATAAAGGTTTTCTTCTAATAGCCACTTCTTGCCCTCGCCCTAAACATTGATCTTGGTATTCTTTGTCCTCTTTTGTAAGCTTCAGACATAGCTTTTATTAAACTTGCTCTTTCTGATCTTTTACTCCCTTTAAGACCAGATAAATATTTTTTAGGCAAGTCAGTTTGTTTATCTCTTGCTACTCTTTTTCTTTTTCTTTTTTTTGCCACTTCTTCTCCTTTTACGCATTGGAAACTTGTTTATCATTTCTTTCAAAGTAGTTGATGTTGTAAATCCACTCATTTACCAACTCTCCTCATAGCAATAGTGTGTGCTTGTGAAAATGTTCTTTTTCTACCATTTGCACCACTCATTAGTCTAGCCATTGATCTCATGTGTTTCAAAGTATGATGACGAGCATGAGATCGCATGGTCTTTTGTTGTCTTGGTGTAAGGTTCTTTATAATGTTTTTTATAGAAGCAACCTTAACCATTATCTTTTCTTTTTAGCTTTTTTCTTTTTTTTCTTTTTCTTCTTCATTCCATGTCCAGTATGATAAGGCATTATTTCCTCGCTTTCTTCTTTTTAGTTTTTTTCATTTTTTTCATTATAGCTTTCTGTAAAGCCATTGGTAGTTTTTTTTGTTTTTTTGTTAGCATATTTTCTCCTAGTTTTGCATTTTACCACCAGACCATTTTGCCTCTGGTAAATCATTTTTATACTCGCCACCTGAATATGTCAAAACTTGTTTTCTATTAGAACCCTCTTTATAAGAAACATGAACCCAACCACTATTCGGTTCTCCCTCTTTCCAAAACTCTAAAATTAGTTGGTCAAAGTCCACATTATTTTTTATCCATAATGCGACTTGCAAATTAGAAACTCCAGCTATTTCAAAATCTGCCGCTTCTCCTTTACAGTGTTGTGATGTTGCTTTTGAACCTATTGCTTCTGATAATTCTGGACTCCTATATCCAGATGTAATTGTCACTGGCTTATCAAACTTTGCTCTTACTGGTTCTAATACTTCATAACAAAGATCGCCTAGATTTTTTATTTCACCACTACCAGCTTTATTTTTAATACCTTTTCTAGTAGCAGTTTGTGATTTTTCAAATTCTTCTAAAGTGAAATGTTTTGATAATCGCATATTTATTCCTATCTTGCGTTATTTGGTACACCATTAGAGTTTACAAAGGGTGATTCTGCGAAAGCTAGGTAGATGTATGATGCACCTGATCCATTTACACTATTAAAAGTTTGTCTTAATTTAAAACCATTAGATAAAATTTCAAAACCCATGTCTGTTAATTCTGCTCTACTATCTTCTGCTAAAAGATATTGATTTGTTTCATTAAAACCTGGTCTTTTATTATCAAAAATACACCAACTATTACCACTATCTGTTCTTTTAACCATAACCCAAGCTGGACGAAATCCAGTGTAAACAAACGTTCCATCTGCATTTCCATTTCCTGTGTAGCTTCCAAATTTTGAGTATCCTTTTTTTTCTGCGAAGCAGTAGGCTACATGAGTATCACTACTCGTATTTAAACCTGCCGCAGTTCCTAACGAAAATACTGATGAAGTTGGTTCAGTATCATTAAATCTTGTCGTATTTGTTTGTACTGCACCAGTGGAATTCATCTCTATAAATTTTGTTGCACCTAAAGAAGTATGATAGACAACCCATTCATTTGTGGTGTTTCTAACTTTAACAATTATCCATTGTGGAATTGAACCAAGTCCATGTCCAACAGTTGCTCCAGCAGTTCCATTTCCTGTGTAAGTTACAATACTAAATCCAGCAGTGGTATTTGCAGAAACACTTGAAGTTATTGATCCATTTGAATTTGATGATGCAGAACCACCAGCTTTCCAATTCCATGAGACATAGGTATCGCTACTCCCATTAACTGCACCATCATTTCCAAGAGTAAAACCATCAGAATCAAAGGCAGTTAAATGAGTTGTAGCAGTTGTTTCTGCATTATTTATATCTGCATATAGTTGTTTATTAACACCTCTTACTGTATCGTTTAAATTATGGTTGTTAGCATTGTTTCTTCCTTTTAGCCAAACCCAATCAGGAGAAAATCCAACTCCAGTTATATTTTGTGAACCACCATTACCTGTATAAAGAACAGTATTAAAATAATCTGTTGGTTTATCTATAGTTGAATAAGCCATTATCCAAACTCCGCTAGGTTTTTTGTGTTTAAAGAATAGTAGCCACTAGGTACTGCATATTCAAAATTGCCATAGCCATTACCATCGCTATTTCCTGATGAGATTGAGAATGTTGGGTTACCAAAATTAAATTCGCCTTTTGCTGAAGATGTACTGCTATGAATTGCAGAAGCAAACATATAAGCACCACTTGGTGCTGTGTCTAAATTTATTGTGACTTCTAATGCACCATTTTTATAAAATCCTAAAGTATTTGGCGAAGCGTCCATATTTAAAGCCATGCCAATAATATCTCCAGATGTATATGTAGTTGTTAAATTTGAAAAATTATTATCGTTATTATGATATAT